AGCACGGTTCTGGAAGAACACATATGATGGATTCTCTTTAATATTCATTGCATGATCACACAAGTACGTCATGTTTCTAACTGGACTCCAGAAGTTAGATACATACTTGATTTTGTTACTACATTCTTCGATGTTAACTGGTCCAGCAATTTGAAGACCGTTGTCTTTATCTGTAATGATTGTCTTTGCAATCTCAGATGGCTTACCCTCAAACTTTTTGCTGATACGTTTGTTCATATCAACAACAGCGTCTTGAGTGATAAAGTGTAACTCATAAGTTACTGCTCGGTCGCCAAGAATCTCACGGTTAGTCATCTTGATGATATAAAACTCACCTTCGATGGCACCTTGAGGTAGAGACGGAGTACTAATTTTTAAGCTAAGGTACTCTTCACCAGTAAGTGGGAATACGTTTAACAGATCCAGCGAATCTTTAATGATAAGTGAACCTGTGAAGAATGGCGAAAAGATATCCTCAAAAATTTGGATACCAATAACTTGGTTTGCGATATCTTGGTAGAAACCGTTGACTGATGTTAGTACAACTTTCTCAATATTGACATCGCCAGCAAAACGTAATTTATCTGAACTAGGCATTATATTAAATCGTTAAACTGTTTCAAGACTCTTGCAATTAGGTTAGGCGATACGAGTTTGATTCTTCGCTTACTCTCATTGACTCTTTCTTCATGTTGTAAATTGGTAATAGCACCTGCTCCTTGAGCATCATAATTGACAATGAATCCGTTTGCGTTCTCGTAGTGATGAATTTGGTTTGCGTTACCCACACCATACTTATCATCTACATATTTGAGCAATGCGTCGTATGAAAGTGGAAAGTCAGCAATGTAATCAAATCTTTCGTTGACCAACATAATTATCCAGTGATACTCAGAATTTCCATATACTTTGTCAGCAATAATCTCTGGGGTGTCACCATCCTGTATATCGTATTCATCAAACAGCTCAATGTTACCAAAGATCTCTTTGCGGAATCGGACATTTCTAGTGATGTCCGTTAAAATTATCGCTTTTCTTTTACCAGCGATATCAAAGTCATAAACGAATTGTGGGAATTTTTCGAAATACATTACATGCCTGCCTGTACCATTTGTTTGTCCAATTGAGCAAGTTCACGGAATGTCAGTTGCAGGTTAATCTGCGTTGGCGTTCCATCTGCGAATGCCGTAAACTGTCCGTTCGGTGTGTAGTTGACGGACATTTCTGTCAGTACACAACTTGTGTGACGATGTAGTGCTTTGTTCTCAACACCATTCGAAAAGTAAGAGATATCAAACTCAGAAGGGTAGATGTATAAGAATTTATTAGAGTCTTTGAACTCTGGGTGCATATGTAACTTGAACATTTGAATAATGTTAAGTACGTTTCTTGCTTCACCAGCACTACGTGGGAAGAATTGATAATCGAATTGGAAGGTGCGGAAGTCAACACCTTTGAACACTTGTTCTTTACGAGGGTTGAACGCTAAACCAGTCGCAGCAGAAACAGAACCTGCGTTTGGTGCTTTAGCTAATCCAAGAGCAGCAACACCTGCAGCAGCATCACTACCACGACCTTTTGCACCAGTAATGTCTGTGGTAGCTAGATTTCCAAGAGCCTTCAGAGCAGCCTCACCTAGTAGTGGAGCCATAAGAGCAGTTGCTGTATCTTCTTCAGACCACTGAGTTCCGTAACGAATAGATAGCTGGTTTGGAATGTGTAGAGCGATAGATGTTTTTAGTCTTTTCTGTGAACGGTTAGTTGAACCAGCAAGAGCAGCAGCGGCACCAAGACCAATGGCTCCTGGAGCAGCAGCAACCGTTCCACCTTTAATTGCACCAGATAACCAACTCTTACCGCTAGCCTTGTTTGCCAACGCACCAACAACAGCACCTTGTCCTGCAGTACCAGCCACTGCACCACCAACAACCTGTGCTCCGCTCAAGTTCTGAGCAATTAGAGGACCACGTTCTCTTGTGTAACTCTTGTCGTCTGTGATTTCAGCACCACCACCGTTCTCCTTCAATAGCTTGGAGTCTATGTTTACGTTAATGTAAAAGATGGCGTAATTCCCGCCATACTGGTCGCTCATCAAATCTGATGGGTATGAGTACCCGTCGATCTTGTACTTGTCTAAATTGGATGCCATAAGTGCCTTAACCTAAATAAAATGCGGTTATTTATACTCTACTATTTATTACATGTTCCACAAGAGAATTTACAAACCTTTGTTCCCAGAAAAATATGCAGGTGATCATACTAACATCATCATGCGCAGTTCGTGGGAAACCCGATTCGCCTCTTGGTGCGATAAGAACCCTGCAGTCATAAAATGGAGTTCTGAGGAAACAATCATCCCTTATCGTTGCCCAACAGACGATCGTATTCACCGTTATTTCGTAGACTTCAAGATTCAGATTAAGAACACCAGTGGGTTGCTTAAGACTTATTTGGTAGAAGTGAAACCTGCTAAACAAACGCAGCCACCAGTATATCCTGGAAGAAACACTCAACGCTATATTACCGAATCTATGACTTTCATCAAGAACCAAGCAAAGTGGAAGGCAGCTGTAGAATATGCCAAGGATCGAGGCTATGAGTTTAAGATCATCACCGAGCACGAACTAGGATTAACAGCCTAAATAATTATATGGCTACTAAACCCACTAATCTAACTGATGTGTTCGAAAAGAACAAGTACAACTTGGACGATATGTCCAAGAAGAGCCGTGCATGGTTCAGCCAACAAGTTCTACTAATGCGTGGTCAGCGCATCACTCCACAGAAAGTTGTGCAAAGTGATGTATCTCAACTACGTCAACAGATAACTCCTGGATTCATGTACATGTTTGCGTACGACCCAAAGTACAAAGACACGCTGCCGTACTATGACCGTTTCCCATTAGTTCTTCCATGGGACAGAACTCCTGGAGGTTTCATTGGGCTAAACCTACATTACTTACCTTACCCTATGCGTGTTACTTTGTTGGATCGCCTAATGGCGTTTGCCAGCAATGACCGCATGGATCAAACCACAAAAATCAAATACTCTTGGCAACTAATCGGCTCTGCTTCTCGTTATTCGCTGGCGAAACCTTGTGTAAAGCAGTATCTATTGGAGCACGTTCGTTCTCCTTTTAGAAAGATAGACTCTGACGACTGGGGAACAGCAATGATGCTTCCAGTTGAACAATTCACTGGAGCCACACGAGAGCAAGTTTGGTCACACTCTATGAGACAAACAAGATGAGCAAATTAGACGAATTTATTGCCCAAGTTAAGACAGTCGGTTTAGCACGCACTAACCGATACACTGTCATTATCACTCCACCACCGCTACTGAATGATGGTGGTTCGCTTAGAGAATTCTCTATAATGTGTGATCAAGTCCAGCTTCCTGGAATTAACTTGGCAACAACACAGAACAGAACCTTTGGTGAGTTCCGTGAAGTTCCATACGAAAAGCTATATGGCGACATTCAGCTATCGTTCTATGTGGACAATGATCTCTCTGTCAAACGATTTTTTGACGACTGGATGGCTGTTATCCAAAATAACGGATCCCGTGCGTTTGAGTATTACAACAACTACATCAGTGATATGATAATCAATGTAGAAGATCTAGAAGATCGTGTTCGTTACTCACTAACTGCATATGAGTGCTATCCTAAAACCATTAGCCCAATTCAAATGGACTATTCTGGTAAGGATGTCATGAAGATGCAAGTCACAATGCAGTATAAGTATTGGAGACGTACAAACGAAGGTAGTGAAGTTCCAGTCTCAATGCCTAATTATGAAGATAGAGATGAGATGGTTCCTGAATCTTTCCACAATCAACAAATGATTGAACCTGAATTTGAAAACAACAACATTGGCAACCCTATGGGTGATGCCTCTGGATGGGGAAATGGTTGGTAATAACTTATGAAAATTGATGATAGATTATCTGATATATTTGATGTGCCTGTGACTCCTGAATTGAAAAGTGAAGTTATTGACGCATCTACTGGCGAGATTGTAACAACTGATGATCAAAAGATCGACTCGGATTACGATAAATCTCGCTCAAATTTACACGACCTACTAGCTAAAGGGCATGAGGCACTAACGCATGCTCTTGATGTTGCTAAACAATCTGAACACCCACGTGCTTTTGAAGTTGTGGGTAACCTTATGAAACAACTTGCTGATGTTAACCAACAATTGTTGGACATTCACCAGCAGAAACAAAAACTTGATGCACCGAAAGCAGCCGATAAAGCTAAGGTGACCAATAATAATGCAATCTTTGTGGGTAGTACCGCTGAATTGACAAAGATGATTAAGAATATGAACAAAGGAGAATAATACTATGGCTTTACCAGTACAAAGCACCCCTACATACAGCATCGCGATCCCTTCAAGCAAGGAGAACCTAAAGTTTCGACCATTCTTGGTAAAAGAGCAAAAAGCACTTTTGCTGGCACAACAAAGCGAAGACGCTTCAGTTATGGTTGATACTCTAAAGGGTGTTATTAAATCATGCGCTCAATCAAAGGTTGACGTTGATAAACTAGCTATCTTTGACCTTGAGTACATCTTCAGCCAAATCAGATCAAAGTCTGTTGGTGAAAATGTTGATTTAATCTTTAGTTGCGATGTTTGTGATGATGAAAAGGCGAAAGTTAAAATCACTATCGACTTGTCAAAACTACAAGTTGAAACTGACCCAAGACACGAACAAAAGATTCACTTATTCGACGATGTCGGCATCGTAATGAAGTATCCATCAGTCAACGTGATCAATACCATGGACAAATATGGCGTTGACGCAGAAGTTGACTTGGTGTTTGATATTGTTTGCGAGTGTATTGACTACATTTATGATAGCACAGAAGTATATCACGCAAGCGAACAGACTAAAGAAGAACTTCAGTCATTCGTGAACAACCTAACAACTGAACAGTTCGAGAAAATTGAATCATTCTTCGAGACGATGCCAAAACTACGTCAGAAGGTTAATTACACATGTCCAGTGTGCTCTCGCGAACATAATAAGGTTCTTGAAGGGCTTAACAGTTTTTTTTAATGAACCTTTGTCATGAGAATCCGTTCAACTATTACAAAACGAACTTTGCATTGATGCAATATCATAAATATTCGTTACAAGAGTTGGACGACATGATGCCTTTCGAACGAGAAATCTACGTTAGTTTGTTGGTCAAGCACTTAGAAGAAGAAAAACAGAGACTAAAGAGTAACCAATGAAACAAGTAATCGTCAGACAGTCATCCTCGCTATCTTCATCTGGTTTAGAGAACGGCTCTAAAGAGGTGAAGGAATTACAGCAAGCTCAGGCAAAGGACAACGCACAAATCATTAAAAATGGTCAGGAGTTGAATAGTAATGTAATCAAACTTTCAGATTACATGAAAAAGATGACAGCAACCTTTGAGGGTAAACTTCAACAGACGATGTCACCTGATCAGGTCAATAGTGTGACAAGTTCTGCTACAGGTCGCCGTCAGTTTAATACTCTACGTCCAAGAATGGATAGTGCTAAAGACTTCTTCACTATGCGTGGGTTTTTGGATAAGACTGGTATCATTCCTCGCAAGTCTGGCGGTATCTTCTCTGAATACCTTGATCGTGGTGAAGCTAAAAAGAAATACGTTGATCAATACACCAAAATGAATGGTGGGGATCGTGCATCCGCTGCGGCACGTTTCAATAAAATTCAAGACAAGCAATATGAGATGTCCAAAAACGAGGGCGCTCTAAATGAAATGCGTGAAGGTGGTTGGAAAGAATCACAGATCGCAGGAACACCAGAAGCAAAACTAAAAGCCAAGTTAGCTAAACAGTTAGCTTCTATTGATAGCCGTGTTCGTCCAGATTCTCTTGAGGGTGTTACTGGAGCAAGTGCACTATCCACAGTTGGTACTAGTGGCGCATTGGCAGGTTCTTCTGAAGAAGCTATGTTAGAGCAGAACCGAATGGTCTCTGAACAAACTGGTCTACTTACAAAAATTGAAGAAAACACAAGAGCACTAAAGGGTGTGGGTGGAGGCAGTGGCGGAACTACGCAAGCACCTGCTAGTGAAGCTGCAGGTGGTCTTGGTCTTATGGACATGGCTGGTGGTCTAGGTAAGCGTGCACTTGGTGGATTAAAATCTGGCGCAAGTATGCTAGGCAAAGGTGCCATGGGTGCTGCAAGATTCCTAGGTAAAAACCCAATCGCAATGGCTGGACTTGCAGTTGGCGCTGGTGCTTATGCTGGATACAAAGGTTGGGAAGCTGCAGGCAATAAAGAACAAAACGCAAAAGATGAGATTAAAGCTAAACTCGAGTCTGGCGAAATCACACAAGGTGAGGCTAAGAAGCTAACTGAACAAGTTGGTGAAGAAGCTGTAGTTGACAGAGGCAAGGCAGCGGGTAAAGGTACTGGCATGGCTCTTGGTGGCGCAGCTGGTGCACTTAAAGGTGCTGCTGCTGGCGCAGCTATTGGTTCTGTAGTTCCAGTTGTTGGTACTGCCATTGGTGGTCTTATCGGTGGCGCTGTTGGCGCTGTTGGTGGTTCTTGGTTAGGTGGCAAAGGTGGTGAGTATATCGGCGAAAAGGCTGGTCAACTAACTAACTGGGCACCGAAAGCATGGGACTCTGCTAAGTCAGGTGCTTCTAGCCTTTGGGAAAACACTAAAGGTAAAGCATCAGGTCTTTGGGAAGGTGCCAAAGGTTTGGCTGGAGACGCTGGCGAAGGTTTGCTTCGTGCCAAGAATAAAGTTAGCGACGTTGGTTGGATGGCTAAAGAAAATGCCAAGAACCTGATTGATGCTAACACTGGTGGTTCTCTAACCAAAGCTGGCAACGCAGTAAGTGGTGCTAAGAATGCAGTTCTTGGTATGTTCGGTATGGGCGATAAGTCTGTTGACAATGGCGATGGCACTCGTACTACATTCAAGTCAGATGGTTCTAGAGTTATTGAA